TGGCCAGACCCGGACGCATGGGATCAATTGATGTTCGGCTTGCGCCTTGGCAGCCGCCCCCGCGTGGTGGTCACGACAACGCCGCGTCCGACCGCGCTCGTTCGCGGGATACTCGCCGACGCTGACACGGTGGTCACAACCGGCTCAACGTTTGAAAACGAGGCGAACCTCGCGCCGTCTGCGGTTGCCACGCTGCGGCGAAAGTACGAGGGGACGCGGCTGGGGCGCCAGGAACTAGAGGGTGAAGTCCTAGAGGATATGCCGGGCGCGCTCTGGACCATGGCGATGATCGACGCGGCCCGCGTAACGGTCGCGCCTGAGATGCAGCGCATCGTGGTAGCGGTCGATCCGTCAGGCCAAGGCGATGACGGGCATGGCGACAGCATCGGCATTGTCGTTGCTGGGCTTGGCGTTGATGGCCGGGGCTACATCCTGGCCGATCGGTCATGCGATATGTCGCCAGCAGGCTGGGGCGCGCGGGCGGCTGACGCCTACCGCGAGTTCAACGCGGATCGGATCGTGGCGGAACGGAATTTCGGGGGTGCGATGGTGGAGCATGTCATTCGCACCGTGGATCGCAACGTCAGCTATAGCGAAGTGACTGCCAGCCGTGGCAAGGTCGCGCGCGCCGAGCCGGTTGCGGCGCTCTATGAGCAATGCAGGGTGTCACATATGGGCGTTTTTGCCGGGTTAGAAGACCAGATGTGCGCAATGGGGCCATCGGGCTACGCTGGCAAGGGTTCGCCGGATCGGCTTGACGCGGCGGTGTGGGCGCTTACGGATTTGATGCTCGGCGTTCAATTCGCGCATGAGTTCGCCTGATGCTTGGTTTCATCAGCCGGGCGGCGGCGGCTATCCGGGGCGTGTCAGGGGCGCAGCTTGTCCCGGCGACGACGCGGGCAGTCCCCAAGCGCGGCACTCGCGAAATGCTGGCGGCTTATTCCGCGTCGCCGATCCTGCAATCGGTCGCGCGCAAGATCGCGTTTGCGGTGGCGTCAACCGAATGGCATGCGGCGACGACAGTTGACGGGCGGGAGCAACGGCTTGACGGGCACTTGATGGCGCGGCTGCTAAACAGCGGCGTCCCGGGGCTGGACGGGCTGCAATGCCGTATGGCGACGGAGTTGCACCTTCTGCTGGTGGGTGAGGCGTTTTCGGTTCTGGACCGCAACATGCTGGGCGCGCCGGTGCGCCGATGGCCCGCTGCCCCGCACTGGGTGCGGGAGACGCCGCGCCCCGGTCATGCTTTCTTCGAGGTCCAGCCCGACGGCGGCGCCTCTATGAGGCTCCCGGCGGAGGACGTGTTGTGGATGAAAGATGTTGACCCGCTGCGCCCATACGAGCGCGGCTCGGGAATCGGCATGGCGCTTGACGATGAATTGAGCGCGGACGAATACGCGGCGAAACACGTCGCGAACAGCCTCGCAAACAGGGCGCGTCCGGACATCATCGTTAGCGGGTCGAAAGAGGCCCCCATGGAGGAGGGGGCTGTTGCGCGGCTATCCGAGATTTGGCCGCAGCGATTTGGCGGGCCGAACCGGGCGGGGCTGCCGATGTTCTCGCGCGGGCCGGTAGAGGTTCACGACCTCACGCCGAATTTCCAGGAGTTGCAGCTAACCAGCCTGCGGGCGTATGAGCGCGACATCATCGTTTCGGTGTTTGGCGTTCCGCCTGAGTTGGTCGGTATTCTTGCGAACAGCAACCGCGCGACGATTGAGAGTGCGGAGTTTCTCTTCACGAAGCATGTCATCAAGCCCCGGCTGATGGCGCGGGCGGCGGCGATCAACGACCAGCTTGCGCCGCAGTATGACGCCGATCTTTACGCGGTGTTTGACGATCCGGTTGACGAGGACGTAGAGGCGCGCCGGGCCTACATCGCGGCGAACCCTGACGTGTTCACGGTGGACGAACGCCGCGCGGCTATCGGCCATGAACCATTGCCGGATGGCGCCGGGCGGAATTTCGCGCTGCAATTCACGACGATCTACGGTCAGCATCAAAAGGGCGCGGCTGCGCGCATGGGCGTCACCAAGGCGGCGACGGTTAAGGCGCCCGCCGATGCCATGGACGCGATCCCTGACGAATGGTTTGAGCCGTCACTCACGTCAGCATATCGATCGACGGTCACTGATTTCGCGGCAGCTGCGCTGGCGGATATCGGCGCCGAGATCGCGTTTGACGTTTTTGATCCTGTGGTTTCTGAGTGGATCAGCACGATGGCGGCGGAGCGGTCAAAGCTGATCGTCGGGGCAACGCGCGATTCGCTGCGGGTGACGCTGAGCGAAGGCGTGGCGGCTGGTGAATCGACGGGCGATCTAGTCAAGCGCATCCGGGCGACGGTGACCGACGCGAGCGCGGGGCGGGCGAGGACCATCGCGCGGACGGAGATCGTCCAGGCGAGCAACTTCGCGACGACCGAGGCGCACCGCGAAGCCGGGATTGAAGAGCGCGAATGGTTAGCAACATCTGACAACGAAGTTCGCGAGGCGCACGTTGAAGTGGACGGGCAGGTGCGCGGCATAAACGAGCCGTTCGAGGTCAACGGCGCGCAGGCGATGTATCCGGGCGGGTTCGGGGTCGCTGAACTTGATATCAACTGCATCCCCGGCGACGCGCTGGTGCGCGGTGAATTCGTGCTTGGGCTAAAATCCCTCTACGCGGGGGAAGTGATCGAGATTGAGACGGCGAGTGGTGCGCGGCTTACCGTCACACCCAATCACCCCGTATTGACCCTCAGCGGCTTTGTCCCCGCTCACCGCTTGCGCGAAGGACAGTATGCGATCCGCGACATCGCTGACACGCAGCACGCCGGGCGCAAGGTAGGTGAGGACGTAGATGCAAGCGAAGCCTGCGCCGCTGATGTCTTTGAGGCGCTGGGCGGCGGTAGTCTTAGCATGTCCGCTAATTGTCGTGTCGAAGACTTCGACGGCGACGGGGCGGGCGTGCATGATGGCGAGGTCGAGATTGTATCGACCGACAGGCATTTGCTCGAAAACCTCGGCGCCGCGCTCGCGCAAAGCGGTCGCGATGTCAGATTCCGATGGGCTGGTGCGGCGGCTCTGGGCGAGTGCCCTGCGGATCGCCTCGACCTCGCCAACGATGCGCCCGACCGCAGCGGCGTGAGCGGCCTCGTATTGCCGGGCGCGGGTGGCGGCGTCCATTCGGCTCCACTTGAGCCGTTCCGCGTCGGACTGACTGCGACGGGGCACGCCAGCATCGCGAAGTGCGCGCGAGACGGTGGACCGCTGGAGGCCGAGTTGGGTGGCGACGCCCAATTCGCTCTCGCCAGCCTCGTATCTGCGGATCGCATCGTCAAGGTCAAGCGCGGGGCGTTTTCTGGTCATGTGTATGACTTTCAAACGGTTTCGGGCGCTATGGTAGCACAGGGCATCGTCATTCATAACTGCCGATGCGCCGTTTTGCCTAAGTTCCCCAGCGAGATAACCGGCGCCAAGCGCAAGGCGGCATGGCTTAAAATCGAGGGCGGGCGCGCCAGTCATGAACGGGCGCTGGAGGCGGCGCTGGTGCGCGACTTCGCGGCGCTGTCAGAACGCATTGCTGCGGCACTGGAGGGATAAGAGATGCCAGCGATTGACGACAGCCGGGGCAAGGGCACGGGGCTTGAAAGCCCTGTCAGCAACCTTGCAATCGTGACGCCGAGCGACGCGGCTGATCTGGCGTTTGTCAGCCGCGCGATTTGGCTGGGCGTTGGCGGGGCGCTGCGCGTTACGACGCTCGGGGGGCAGACGGTGACGACCCCGGCGCTTGCGGCGGGCGTCCCTCACCCGATCCGCGCCGCTCGTATCTGGGCGACGGGGACGACAGCGACGGGGATCATGGTGGCATGGTGACGGATATCGTGGACCGCAGCGCATGGCGCGGCGTTGGCGGGGTGCGAAAGTTCCTCGTTACCAAGCGCAAGGCGGTGGACGAGGCCGCGCGCACCATCGAGTTTGTCGTTTCCACTGCGGCGCGGGATCGCGACGGGGACATTATCGAGCCGGGCGGCTGGCGGACTGAGCAATACATGCGCAATCCGGTGGTCCTCTGGGCGCATGACGCGGGGCAGCCGCCGGTTGCAAAGGCGCTGAGCGTGGAGGTTCGCGACGGCGCGTTGATGGCGGTGGCGCAGTTCACGGACGCGGAGACCTACGCATTCGGCGACACGGTGTTTCGCCTCTACGCGGGCGGGTATCTCAATGCGGTTTCGGCGGGGTTCATGCCGATTTCCGCTGAGCCGTTTGAGGATGGCGGCGTGCGGGGATACCGGATCAGCGATCAAGAGTTGTGGGAGTTTTCCGCCGTCCCTGTTCCGGCGAATCCTGAGGCGCTGGTGTCGGCAAAGTCGGCCAAGGTCAACATGCTGCCTTATGAACAATGGCTGGAGAAATCGCTGGACGAGGGCGCCGCGCCTGATTTCCGCAAGGAACTGAGCGCGCAGTATATCCGGCTTACCGGTTCGGTTCATTCCGCCGTCCAGGCCGAGACACGCAAGCGAAACGAGAAGGCGCTGGAGGCTGCGCGGGCAAAGGAGAACGCCGTGAACGAGGACCAGACCCCGGAAGCGAAAATGGACGACCTGCCGCCCGACGCTGGCCCGGCGGATGACGGCGAAACATCGGGCGAGGTGTTTACGACCGGCGAGGGCGGCGAGCCGCTGCACACGCACGAATTTACGGCGGGCGATACGCAGACGACCGAGGCGGGCGATCCGCCGCACGTTCACGCGGTTATCGTGGGGGAGGATGGCGTCGTGACCATCGGCGACACGGACGGCCACACGCATGAGGCGCCGCCGCAGG